CGGGATGCTTACGACGATAGCCCTACTAAAGCATCAATAACTAATGCTTACGCTTCTTATATTTTTGTTGAGGGAATTGTTGGAATTGATAAATATCTTTCAATAGACGACCACGAATTAGCGGTTAACGATTTATCTAAATATGGCTGTAGCAGTTTTCTAAATTATTTGTATATTTTTACTTATCCCTTAAAAATGTAAAATATTCCTACGTCGCAAAATGCAGATGAACAGTATCAATCTGGAATTCCCGCATACCATACGCTACATCGTCTTTATAAGGATTTTTCTCCTTAATAGCGGCATAGCGTTCAATTGCCTTTTTTCGGTCTGTCCAGACTTCGACAACAAACTCTTGACTATCGGAAATCCACCTGGAATATATGATATAAGCTAACATTTTGTTCTCCCTAAATTAGAATAGCTACTAACAAATTATACTGTGGGATATTGTTTTCCCAATCACCTGTAAAACAATTCTTGAAGCAACTACCAACCAGTTGGTCATCCAACCAAAGGTCAGCACCATCACCCTGCATTTTTAACTCCTGCACTTTGGCGATGGCTTCTTCCAGGGCCAAGTCTTTGTATTCTTTGCCTACTGAATTAACTGTGTACATTATCGCTCTCCTATGAGAGACATATTAACACGATACAAAAAGTTTGTCAACTACCAGTTTTGTACTTTCGTCAACAGATAATTAGCATTAAAATGTGTACTGCAACACTCAACGCATGAATACCGCTTCTTTGTTTGACGTGATGCGCCAAACTGAAAACCATGTACCTTGCAATGATAGCTATACTTTGTGTCAGTTGGTTTTCTATCCAGGGCATCATAATCAATACATCTTTCAGGCTTTGCACCAATCTTAATGCAGGCTTTCTTCCAAACTTTACCATGACCATTGCCAGGGCCAACCATTGCGTGAGCAATTTCGTGTAATACTACATCTACCATATCACGCTTGTCCTTCATGCGTTCCAGGGCAAAACTCGAAAGTTCGATGGTCTTGTTCTCGTGTTTACATAGACCGATACGACTACGAGTATTGTTTTGCCATACAATTTTCCAATTGCCAAGATTCAGTTCGGCCAGGGTGTCATAGCCAAATTTTGTTACAAAAGATTTTGTGATTCTAACATTGGTTGGAATGGTGTAAGCTATCGGATTCATCTCGTTAATCTCCTGTTTTTTGAACTTCGAGAATCATAGTCGAAGATAGAAAATACGTCAAGAGGCAATTTTCCAGACTGTTGCAGTAAATTAACAAGGCTAGGGCTAACTGCCTTTCTTGCTGTTTTCGCCATTCGTGATCCAGTTCCAGCCGCATTGGCCATCTCACCAACTAATCGCGGTGATTGCATGGCTATTAATGGTATTGCCGCCGCATTGCCTGTCATTAGGCCATAGATGCCTGCGCCGCCAGTGGTTAGAGAGCCAAGACCACGAGCAGACAATGAACTTAACGCTTGCCCTGCTAGCGATGGCAAAAGCTCATTTCCACCTTGTTCTTGCAGGTTTCTAGCCAGCTCTGTTCTGTTGCCATAATTTGTATTGACGTTGTTACGCATAACCGATTGTAGTCTGCGCATGGCGGTGTCGGCTGATGCTTTATCGCCAAGGCTAAGTGCTTTTTGTATCTCGGTTATATCATCTTGTGCTTGGATATAGTCCTTCATAACTTTAGCATAGTCTGGTGCCTGATCGGTGATAGATTCTTTTATGCCATGATAAACATCATTGCCAACCATTCTCGCCTGCCTGTGCTCATAAGGCACTTTTTCAAGCAATGCACCAATACGCTGTTTAAGCGTGTCAAAACCTTCAACGTCATGTACTGCAGCACCTCTCGCTTTGTGGTCATCTACCTCTTTTTTTATGGCGCCAAGTAGGTTATAGGCTTCGTCATTTTTAGGTATACCTCTATCGGTAATCTTGTCCAGTGCACCGTTAATGGAGTCGTCTATCTTAGTAAAATCAAGCGTTGTTCTGTCGTTTGTAACAGGTGCAATGTCACGTCGGTATACTTCACTTGCCTGCTTGCGCATATTGCTAAGATTCAATCGTGCAGCGTCTAAAACATCTTGAGGGTTTACGTTTTTTCGCAAGTTATCAAGTAATGCCTTTTGTGATGAGCCGCCGCGCTCTGCTGCTCTTGCTGCCTCGATAATTGGCTCTGCGCCGGTATGTGTACCAAGGCCGCTACCGGCTATAGATGCGGCTGTTTTACCTATTTTTGGCAATACCTTGCCAGTGGCATTCAAAGCTGCATTTATTGGCTCAATAGACCTGCCTATGGCGCCTAGCTTTGGAGCCGCCAAGCCGCCAAGCATTAGCACGCTAGACAAGTCGCCAGCCATGCCAACAGGGTCGGTATAGGCAGTGTTCTTTATTTGCTCTAAGCCGCCATAGCGTTTTTTTGCGCCTTCAATAACCTTGTCTGCCGCCGCATTCCTGCTTGCAATAACGTCTTTATTGCCAAGGTCCGCTAATGAGTGCGGCGAATCGTTTGGAGACTCTGGCAAAGCCATACCAAGCAATCCTCCGCCTATCTGCACGGCACCCGCAATGGTATCGAGAGGATGCGTAGCAACCTGGGCCAGGCCTTGCACGGTATTTTTTACATAATTTGCGCCGGATGTGCCAAGGTTTTGAATAAACGATGGCTCTTGTTGTGTTTCAGTTGCATTGCCTTCTAATTGTGCCAATAATTCAGGGTCTGTAACCTCGGTCAAGCTAGGCTGTGCTGTTGCTTGCTGTGAGTCATTCCCTTCAAGATGCCGTAACAATTCCGGGTCAGTCACTTCGGTTAATTTTTGCTGTGGCATAATATCATTCGCTTCATTCACTGATGCATTAGCTGAACTGATCGGATTTATTGCATGTAATATTTTGTCAACATAGTTTCGCGTTTCTTTAAACGGCGGGATGCCTTTGTATTTATCAACATTTCCAGGCCCGGCGTTATAAGCGGCAAGCGCAAGTTTTTCATCACCATTGTATTTTTTAAGCATTGCACCTAAGTAGTCGTTGGCAAAACGTTTTTGTTCGGACGGGCTATTGTCTAGCAATGGTTTTACCCCATAGCCTGGGTCGCGGCCTGTTTGTGGCATAACCTGGGCTAAACCTTGAGCGCCTTTAGGTGAAACAGCATTGTGGTTGCCGCCGGATTCTTGCTGTATTAGTGCTGCTAATAATTCAGGGCGCGGATTCATTTGGTCACCTGATGCCATTTGCCATTTGTTTTTATAAATGTTATGCCATTTAAAACCTTTGTGGCCTCCGGTGCTGGTATATCTTGCGTACTTTGCTGGGCTGTTGGCATCTGCGCTGAACCGGCTGAACCTGTGTTAATCAACAAGTCGCGTCTTTTCTGTAAAAGTGCCTTTCCTTTTGCTAGCATCTCCAAATTAACCTCGCCATCAGAATCAAGCGTCTCTGCAGTGTCTTTTACCCATTGCCCTTCTGCATTTGATAATTGACCAAACGACACGCCGATTGCTTTAAATGCTGCAATAGCTTTAACTGCTTCGGAAGCATAGCCTTTCTTTAATCTTGTCAAATCCTTGCCTCCAGTATAGTCATCAAGCCCAATATCTGAGCCAGCACGGCGCAACATTGTTGAAACGGCATTACTAGCCAATGGCCCGGTTTTGGTGCGCTTTTGTATTTTTGCCAATTCGTCTATGCCTGATACTGCCTCATCAATACCCATCAACGCAGATTGTTTAACATTTTCTTTTTTTGCAATTTCTTCGTCCATTTTATATTGCTGGAATTCACTAATCGGCTTAGGAGTTTCTGTATCTATTTGCTTTTTAGACCGATAATCCTCTATTTCTTGAGCCGATTCACCAGCCTTCTTTGCTCCTGCTCTTGCTCCAACTGCTTCCGGGCTATACTGAGCACTACCTTGAATTGGTTGGCCTGTATTTTCATCAACAATGCTTCTGGACATGCTTGTCGCTTTGTTCATCGCGTGCGGAACGCCATTTTGGTCATAAACAACAATAAAGTTGTCGCGCGTATTCTTGTTAGCAAGCCCGGCCAATGTGCGTAAAGCTTGCTCATCTGCTGGATTAGTCAATATTTCAGGCTTATCGAGTAGCTTCGCTAGTCTTGACCGATGTGGGCCAATAATTTGTTCAAGCGCTTGCTGCCTGCGCGGGTCGCCTTCCGGTATATTCAGGCTGTCAAACCTTGCCATAGACGCATCGGCTATTTTTTGCACCAGCGCATATTTACTATCCATTGCGCCGGTTTCTAAAGTTTCGGCTTTTGCAGCATTAAGACGGTTTTCATATTCTTGCTGCTGTGGTGCAGCGTCAATTTTTTGCTGATTTAATATTTGCTGTTGATTGCGGTTCGCTAAGTCAGAATATTGGTTCGCATATTCAACCATTGAAATAGGTTTAACTTGATCGGTAGGGAATTGCATAATTAAACCTTCGCTTTAGGTAAGTCAGTTGGGCCGCCTGCTGCTGGCGTTGGGCCATTAATCCATCCGCCTATTTTACTCATCATAGCGGGGTTTCCTGCAACGGAACCAGTGAAACTATTTATACCGTTACCAATGCCAGTGTACATATTGGCTTCGTTTTGCCCTTGCGCTAATGCAAGTGTTGCTTGTTGGTCGCCAAGGTTTGTAGCGATGCCTGCTTTAGCGTTTGCACCTTGCATTTGATAGCCGCCTTGTGTACCGGATGCGCTTTGACCATTATTAGCCATTGATTGCAAGCGAGAGAACTTGTTTGTTTTATTGGTGGTGTCACGTGCAAAAGCATTTTGGTAGGATTGCTGTGCGCGTGTATAAGCGTTGTTGTATTCGGTTGATGCAAATTCAGATCCGTAGTTATTTAATGATTTAAGCTGCGCACCAGATAACAAAGAACCTCGCGCAGATGCGCTATTATTAGCGGAGTCTAGCCCTTGTTTTAATCTAAACTGATAACCTGGTGTCGCTTGCAAATCTTCCAGCGTATTGACAAATGGCGTATAGCCTGGGTCGTTTTTGTAATCCTCCATGCCAAAATCTTTAGTAAGATTACCGGCATTGGGATTGGTTGACTCGCCAAGCTGGTTAACTTGGTTTTTCTGATTCAGGTATTCCCTGCTGGCAGCTTGATACGCTTGGCGCATCTTGTTATTAGCAGTCCAGCTTTTGCCCTTTGGGTTGTACTTAGCAATGATTGCTTGCCAAGCTGGGTCGTCTGTCTTAATGCGCTTATTTGCGGTCGGTACGTCGCCTTGTCCATAGCTGCCACCAAGCCCCATTTGTTGTGATAGCTCATCAAGTGCAGACCGACCAACTTTAGAATAAGGCTGCATATAGCCTGTTGCTGTATTTACGCCTGTGTTTATATCCTTTCTAGCTTGCGCTGCCGCTGCCGCTGCCGCGCGTCCAGCTTCGCTGTTTGCGTCGGCTTTTGCGTCGGCGCTTGCCATTGATGTGCCTATTGATACTGCTGCGCCAACCCCGGCGACCGCTACCGCTGCAAATGTCATATAATGCCTCCCGGCAATAATAATTGCTCTATCCATTCCAAATTGCTGGCATGAACTAATTCGTTTTCAAGCTCAGCCACCGTTTGCTTGTCGCTTCGGTGGGTTGTTGTCCATATAGTATCCTCATGAACATAGATTAATCGTTTTGTACCGGCTTTTGATTGCCAGATACAAGGCGCTGCATGTTCTTGAATGCCGTCCATGGTCATCACAGTTACGCGGCCTTTTAATAGCGTGTTTACGTGGTCGTAGTTATGTACTTTTCCAGTTAACAACATGTCGGCGGGTAATTCTATTTTTCTGACATACGTGCCGTTGCAGATAAAGTGTTCAAGCGGTGGGCTTTCTGTTGTCGCACCTTCCATATGGTTCAGCATGTAATATTCTGCAATTTCTATCTTTTCACTATTTGAAAGATCTGCAAGGCTTTTGCCTATTTTGCTTTCAATTAGCTGAAAATTAAATAAATCGCTCATACAACACGCTGCTTGACAATTGACCCGGTTCGATAATAGCCATAAACCGGCAATCCTGCAAGCTGCGCCGCGGTATCGTCCGCGTATTCCGGCAAAGCTTCGCCAGCGCTTGGCAATTGCTTTAAAAAATTAAATAACAACGTAAAATAAGACACCCATGACATAGGCATGACTGATTCATATAGTGATTGCTTAATTGGTGCTTGGGGTGCTTTCATTTGTTTAGCTCCAATCCTTCTATAACTGCGCCAATTATAACAAACTTAACCGGGTCAGTCACTCTAATCCTAAATACCCAGTCACGAGCCAAGCCAAGCCTACGCCATTCGGCACGACTAATGTATTGCCCTATCTTGCCAAAATTGGTTACCAGCTCACCGCCAAAAGTATGTCCGTTATCACGAGATATTTGCAAAGCAACTTTAGGGTCGCTTCCTTGGCCCATGTTTAAGCCTACACCGCCTTCCATATCGACACGCAGTCTGGATATAGTCATCCTGTTTCTGCTAGACGCAAAGACATGTGCCCCGGTTATTTGGCGCGTAATCATTTCGCCATTGTCTGTGTAGTTGTTTTGGTCTAGCACATATAGATTGCCATTTTCGTAATCTGACACAATAAATTTTCGGTCAAATGCCGCGCCAATTTCAACGCGATGCCTGTTGAGTTCGCCAGTTTTAAGCTGGCTCCAAGATTGTGACTCTGCTTCATAGAGCCATGTCACATCCTCGCTAGGAAAGGTTATTTCATAAAACGACTTGCCATTCATTGAATAGCCAAACCCTGTGGCATCGCCGGTTACGGCATACTGATTGATAATGTACGTCATGTCGTCATTACTGACCGGCGTTACAGTGTAACCGTCAATCATGCAGATTTGCAATTGACCTGTTTTGTTACGGAATAGCCCAATCAAATAACCGTTGCATTTACTGAGTGACCACCGTGCCGCTAAGCCGGACTCCGAAGGCGTTGCGTTGATACGGGCAAATGGGAACAGCAATTCGCCGCTATTCTGCCAAAACTCAACCGATACCTCACCAAGCAACACTAAGACGCCTTTATCCGCCACAACAGCATTTAGATTGTCCGGTGTGCTTTCCGCCGTGGCAAAATCAAGTCCATCCCATGTTAAGCCGTCATACAACCCAGAGATAAAAAACTGGCCTGTGCCTGGGCGATTGATAATAAATCGACCGTCCAAAAACGTGCAGGTATCGGAAAGCTGGCCTTCATACGGGATAATTCCGGTTAAGCTGCTTAATACGCCTGTTTCGGTATTATAGATAAACGCAAACTTGCCGGTAACGCACAACAGTTCTTTGCCATTGTTAGCCATTGATACGCGGTTGTTAATGTCGATACCTGAGTCAAAGCATAGTTCAGGTACGCCATCGGCAGGAACTTTATATAGCGCGCCGCCTTGGAATACAAACAACAGATTTAAATTTTGCATCCAGTGCATGCCATAAGTTTTGTGGATGCTTGGCTTACAAAACAATGTTAGCCCTGGTGTACCTACGGCTGACACGGTTGTTTTGTCATGGTCAACTTGCTGGTCGTAAAAGCAGTTAAGCCTGTGCGCTGCCGTGACATTGCTTGAGCGGCTTTTTAATCCAAGGCCAAAAAGATTAACAGGGTTAGCCACTAAAAACCTCGATTTATATTAAAGCGATTAATACGCGAGTCAGCAAACAGCGCCGGGTCAATTTGTGAGGTAATAGCGCGCTTGTTGGTACGTTTTATTCCCGCCTTTGCCTCCATAAGCAACTTTTTAACATCTTCGCCAGCACTGGCTTGATATTCCGGCGCTAGTTCAACCGCCAACTGATATTTAAGCGCACGAGCTGCGCCCGGCTGCAAATCAACAATGTCCGTCAAGTTGTAAAACATGGTGAACGGCTTGCGGCTGTATAGCGTAATGTCAGATGTTTCGCCGGGTATAGGGTAAAGATACAGTGTAGCCAAGGGATAAGTAGCATCAAGGTAAAAATAGTCTGCATACGTCTTAACAGTTAACGTCTTTAGCCGCACCATAGCCCAATCGTCATAGGCCATCGGCCTAATTGGAAAATCCACGCCTCTTATGCTGATGGTTGCCGCTTCAATGGCAATTGGCCGGATTGTATTAAAATCGCCACCAATTCCGATGGTATAAGGGTTTTTACCAGCAATAAGCGGGAATGATTCCTTGGTAACATGCGAAACCATAAGCGATTCATTAGCCCAGGCGCCGCCAATAATAGAGTTCAGGCACTGCAAGGCATCATTTGCCTCGTTGTCTGTTAAAACAACGTCCTCTGATAGTACTTGAAGTAGTCTAAGACTGCTCTTTATAATATCCAGCGCGGTGGTTTGTGTGGCTGATGCAATGGTATCTACAACAATTGGCATAAGTAACCTCTAAGCGTTATATAACGGCATTTTAAACTTGGTTCCGCCTACCCATACATCCAGATACATGGCAACTTGGGACGGTGC